ATCTTCTATCTCTTGACCATCTTCATCTTTGACCACTACATTTCCATCTTCAATTGCTTGTTTTAAAGCTTCATCAACCATTTCTTTTATTGATTTGGGCATATTGTTCTCCTTGCTTAGAAGAACATTATAAAGATTTAGTTTAATGTGATAAAGACTGTCACAAAAATTTAAAAAAGGGCCAGTTCTCCCGGCCCTTTTCCAACCCCAGATTCAAGGTTAACCATCCAATCTGCAGGTCTATTTACCACTCCCGTTGAGTAACTTCTTACCCTGTGATAGTAAATTATCTTTCATTAATTGATAGCTTTTCCCTTCTTTTTTAGCTATCTTTTTGATCTCATCATCAACTATTTTGGCAATCATAGAACCAGGTCTTCTAAAACCTTGTTGTCCCATTGCTCTAATAATACAATAAGTATTGATATCAACTGCACATGACTTCCATTTATTGATGTCCATTTCTACCTCTCTTAGTGCTCTTGATATTCTTTTGACTCAAAGAAATCAAGCAGTTTTATTTTCTTTTTACTTCGCCCACTATTGTAAATTTTTTCAATAATGACGATGTAATCTCTAGTGCTCGTACCAGATAAGAACCAAGAGGACTTACTTTTACAGGCATCTCTAAAACGTCTTAGATCAAAGTCTGGACATCTATCGGCTATGATATAAGCCATAACCATAGATCTCTTCAATCTCCTCTTGGTATCATCCATACCTAAGAAATATTTTTTCAACGTGTTAAGTGCAGCACCTATTCGATCACAGTTCTCAATACCACCTGCAGGAATTTTAAATTCNCCTGTTTTAAAGTCAGTGGATATTCTGTTCCATAACGAACATTGTTTCAAAAGCAATACAATCGCTTCTGCAACATTGATACCATACTGGTTCATTTTATTTCTGCATATTTTGTAATCCATTTTGTTTCTTGCACAATGATGGTTTAGATATGCTTCCATGGACCAATTTTTTCTACCTGTGTTTAATCTTGCAACATCAAGTGGATCATCAGATTTAATAATGATGTATGGCACAACAAGATCTAGTTCTTTCCTAGCTTGTAAAGTATGCTGCCCATCAATTACTTCCATGTCTTGGTTTACACGTATTGGATCATAAAGATCTTTGTCAGCAATCAATTTTTTTAATTGATTTACGTGTGCGTCATCTACAGGTCTATTACCTCTAGCTTTTTTAAACTTTGAGTAATCCGTTGTCTCAAAGTATTTATTTTTTATTGCATTGTTCATCTTTTCCTCCTTGGTTAGAACAATATTGTGTAACCTAGTAACCCAACTATTAATAAAATAATTTTTGGTGGTATCACTAGTAGTGAAATCAAAAGCAAAAAACTAATAATCTGGTTTGTCATTAGCCCCCTGCAATTGGTCGTATATTAACTTAGATGCAATCGACTCATTAATTGGATAGATTGGCATGTTCTCAAAGTACATTGCACACTGCTGCAGCTTCTTCATAGCTTGTTGAAACTCATCGTGTGAGTAATCAAGTGGCATATGATCTTCAGCAGCAACAATTGGTACTTGACTAAGTATTTGATCAACTCGACTAATCCAACTGCCTAAAACAGTTGAGTCAGACTTTAATTTAATTACTGGACTTTGGCTCATCGAACCTCCATAAATTAAATTTGTTTATGATCTCGTTTAATCCATTATGGAATTTTATTTTTCCATTTAGGATATCTTTGCATTTGAGAGTTTGGTAAACATCACCATTAACTTCCAACTGCAGTTCTTTTGTTGACTCATTAAATGTAACTGAAAAGACATGAGTCATGATTACGCTCTTTGGTTTTACTTCCCATTCAGGCTTTAAAACCAATGCTTCACCTAGCTTTTCAGCAGCAGTCATTGCTGCTTTCTCTTGATTGTTTTTCATGATAACCTCTTTGTTAGTATTTTTAAAAAACATTGTTTGACATATATACATTTACATGGGATATGCAAGTAAATAAAAAGATAGGATAATATAGGACTTTATGGATTATATTTTAATATTATGGCTTTGCAGCACAATTACAGGTCAATGCATTGATAGTCAAATTCCTGGATATAAATTTAAAACTCATTATGATTGTGTTTATAATGGCTATGCACTTGCCCAGAGATCCTTAAAATTCTTATCTGAAGACGAAAATTGGTCTCAAGAGCGCATAAATACTGGAAAAATGGTAATTAAGTTTGAATGTAAAGAATTGCCTCAAAAGCCCAAATTAGACACATAGTTGCAATCTAGTCACATTTTGATATATAATAATACATGAAGCTATATCGCGTCCAAGCAAAATATAAAAACATATTACTTGATGAGATGCTTGAGGCTAAGAATGATAAAGCTGCTCTTGACACGTTTCAAAAGAAGGTTGAGTCAGGAGATGTAACAGAGAAGGATGCTGGTGGTTGGTTAAATCCAGACATTCTTTTTATAACCTTCGAGGAGGTTGACCGAGATGCAACTACAAAAGTTAATAACGGAGAAACTTCAATTGGAGTCCAAGTGGGCGGGCAAAGCGTTGGAACAAGGTAGAGTAACGCCTGATATGAAGTGGATCGATATTAAAATCAAAGATCTTAAAGTTAAGATCAATGAACAAAGTGTTGAAGACGCTAAAAAAGGTCTTCTAGATATAGCTAGCTAGACTAGCTAAAAAAATCAATTTTTTTCCCAAGACTACTGCGCTCTAAATTTTCGTAAAAAGCATTCAGTGTCGCATCCAGAATAAAACCCCTGCAACAGGAGGTCGTCTACTATTCAANNAAATAAAAATTGNAAAAATTGCTCGTGGTATAATAGTAAATAAAAAATAAAAGGAGAGCAAATGACGTTTGAATGGAAACATCCAAATTACTACAAACAATTAAAAAAGATTGCTGATGAAGAGTTTAAAGACCAGCAGACCGAAGAGCAGGAACACTCAGATGAACCTGACACTGAGGACACGCAGACTTAACTTTAAAAGTTTCTGAGGTGTCATTCCAGGTTTCAACAATTCCTGTGCCTTGGCATCTCGGACAACTATTCTTTTGCTTCACCCCAGCTTCTTCCCAATGCAACATCGACTTTGAATGGGACTTTGAGGTTTTCGATTGCATTCTCCATTACCTCCTTTACTCCTTTAATATCTTCTTCAGAGTTGATAGAAAAGCATAACTCATCATGAATCTGTAGTAAAGGCTTATAACCTTGTTTGTAACAATTGATCATAGCTTGTTTTGTTTGATCAGCAGCAGATCCTTGGATAAGCCTATTTAAGGCTTTATAAGTAAAAGCTCTCCTAATGTTATTTCCATAAATGGCCTTAGCCTCTTCGTATTGCATTGCTTTGTTCATTCCGAAGGTAGCAGGCTCCCACATGTCAAATCGGCATTTACGACCCCTTATCGTTCGAATAAACCCATACTTTGAAGCACTATTGGTTACAGCTTCAGCTAATTTCTTAACGAAAGGTACCCTAGAGTGGTACTTATTTAACAAATTTTCTGCNTTATCTTTAGAAATACCTAATTCTCTACCTAACTTGGCCTTACCCATACCATAAAAAAGACCTAAATTAATCGTTTTNGCCTGAGTTCTACTTATTCCTGCCATATCTGCAACTATTTGGTGAAAGTCTGCAGCTTCATTTTTATAGGCTTCAATAAATTCATCTGCACCTGTAAAATCTTCATTTACACTTGCAGCGTAATGAGCAACCAATCTTGGTTCTTGTTGGCTGTAATCAAAGCTACCCCATTGTTTACCTTCTTCTGGTAAAAACAAACTTCTAATTTTATCTCCAAACTCTTTNTTACGCGCAGGTATCTGTTGCANGTTTGGATTTGAATAAGATAATCGACCAGATACAGTTCCGCCTTGATCAGATCTAAGTTGATTTATTTCAGAATGTATTCTACCTTTGTGCACAAATCTTTGAATGGAGTCTATGAATGTTGAATGGAATTTATTTATTTCTCTTGCTTCTCTTATTAGTTGCGCTATCGGGTTATTACAATTTACTAACCAATTTTGCGTAAAGCTTGGTTCTCCGGTTTTCGGTGTCCGTGGGTATTCCACACCTATTCCTATCAAACACTTGCGCTACAGATCTTGCAGCCCATATGTCAGGTTTCATTGTNGTCTCATCTTTTATTTTTTTTAAGACTTGATATTCTTTTTCTTTAAATTCTTTTTTTAAACTCACAGCTTTTTCTTCATCAACTCTTATACCTTTACGTCTAGTTTCAATTAATATAGGCAGCAGCTCCATCTCCATTTCCCACACATCATTTATACTTTGCTTTGATATCTCTGTTTTAAAACGCTGCCATAATTTTAGGGTAAGTGCAGCATCTTGTTCAGCATAGAAGCCAACGTAACCTGCAGGTAACTTCCAAAGGTCAGCTTTAGGATCAATACCCCACTCCTTTGCTTTTTCATTTAAGAATGTTTCATTTTTTATTTCACCCAAATAATCTTTCGCACATGCGTTTAAACTAAAACTAAATCTATTTTCATTTATAAGTGCAGCAGCAATCATTGTATCTATAATAGGACCATTAATTTCAAAACCATTTACAAGCAGCCAACCCACATCATAACTTGCATTGTGAAATACTTTAGTTGCTGGTGTTTTTAAAACTTCTTGCATCCAGGCCGTTGTAATTGCAGAGTCCATGTTACCACCTGCATCATGATGAATTGGAAAGTACCACTGCTGGTCAAAAGCAGCTACAGCGAATCCTACAATATGGCCATCGAAAGTTGCCCAACCTGCGCCTTTTGTTTTTATGTTTGGATCTTTAGTCTCCAGGTCAATTGCTATTTCTTTTGCGTGTCTAAGGTCAGGATAGTCACTCGGACATACCCAATCGGAGTCGTTGTAAATAAAATTTAGCTGATGAGTCATTTCTTTTTAGCATCTTTTAGTTTTTTTATTTCTAAATCACAATAGTGTTTTATTTTTTCTAGATCTTCTATTCCATTTTTATGTTTGTACCTGCAAACGTATTTTATAACGTTGCCTTGAAAAAATGTTAAATCATTTTTTGCAATAAATTCGTATGGTTGAATGGTAAAAAATTTATAGTGAGATCCTCCAATTTGCTTGTCTTGAGGAAAGACCTCATCAAACATATCTTTGTTTGTCATAATTTAAACTCCTGTAATATTTTTAACTTCTCCTCAGCATTAGCAATTTTTTCAACTAATTTGTCAGCTTCGTCTACATGCTGCGGGTGTTCGCCTATTGCTACAGGCTTTTCTAGATAAATTTTAAGTGTAGCGTCAGCTTCTGATATTTGTGCGTTGTATCTATCCTCAAGCGCACTAAGGATTATCCTTCTAAACATAGTTTGCCTCGTATAGTTTAAAATACTTTCCTAACGGAAAGTTGTATTGATGGTTTGTACCTAGCAGATGTAAATTTTGTTTACATCGAGTTACACCAGTATACCAGACTCGAAGCTCTTTTACTTTTTCTGCTAAATTCTTTTTTTCATAGTGTGATGGAAAGTTACATTTACTGGCTAACACCACATTGTCAGCTTCACCACCTTTAACCTGGTGTATTGTATCAATAATTATTTTTGGTGGCTGCGTAAGATCCACACCTTCNTTCATTAATTTATTAAAATATTGTTTATCNTTATCTTTAAATTTTCTTTTAAACACTTGATTCCATGGACCTTTTTCATCCCTCATACCACATCTTAGATGTAATTCATCAAAATTAAACACTTGATTAGGATGTGCAAACGACCATTTTTTACTGTCCTGTGACCGGTAGCCGTGGTCTATGTTCAAAAGATATTCGTACATGATACAGGCATCTTGCCTAGTTATAGATTCACCTTCACAAATCTTTTTCCATAACTCAATAGCTAAAAATTGATTTGGATCAAATGATTTATTATTTTTTTGGTCCTGGTAATACAGGCCAAGATTCTTTGCCTCCACCTGCAGCTCTCGCTTCACATCGTTAATTCTAGCTAGAACCATCCAGCTGCCATCAAGATCCCAAGGCACCTTCTTCAGGCCATTCCATCTATGTATAGATCCATCTTTACCATTAGAATAAAATTCTTTCTCTATTCTATTATCACCCATAGAATGTAAAATACAATTTGAGAAGTAATGTATATTTTTATTTAATCTTACAGATTTTTTTAAAACTAAAGATCTGCCAGGAAATGTTTGAAACAAGTTTACATCTGCACCGTTCCATTCATAAATAGCCTGGTCATCATCTCCAGCTATATAAACTCTATCAACAGCTTGAGATATTTTAACAATCATGTCCCACTGTAAAGGAGTCAGATCTTGAGCTTCATCTACCATCAATACTTTAAAAGGTATTACTAAACCATCAGTAATGTATCTCTCAACCATGTCAGTAAAGTCTAATCTGTCAGGTGTCCGTTGTCCGTTCTCTAGTTCCATAGTTTTAAATTCTTCGTAACCATTAATGATTGATTTGAATTGCTGCAACCTTACAGCTTTTCTAGATTGTTGTTTGTACAGCCACACAGGATCTGTTTTCATGTTTCTTGCNCTGTCGTAAATTTGTAGAGACCAGTTGTTGTAAACCTTTTGATCATCATGGCCGTCTTTGTAATTTACTTTTACTGTTCCATATTGTGTGTGAAACATAAGCATATCTGCTTTTGGATCTAAAACGGGAATCTCAGCAAACTGTTGTCTGGCCAAAGAATGTAGTGTTCTAAAATATTTGAAATCATCTTCATCATATTCTTTAAATCTTTTT